AGCAAATACAACAGTTCCAGACGCGGCAGGTACTGCGCCGACATCAGTAGAGATACGTCAAGAAATTGACTCTAATAGTGTTCAGTTAAATACTACTATTCCTGGGTTGATAGATGATTTAGCGATAAAGAAAAACACAGCGTTTAGTAATTTCGAGTTTTTAATGGTTTTAACTTCTGACCATGTATCGCCAGCAACAGGGTTAACAGTAACAGGTCAAAGGAGTATTGATGGTGGTTTATTTGCTTCTGTTTCTGGAGCTATTGCAGAGGTAAGTAATGGGATATATCAATTTGATGCTTTAGCGGCTGATACTAACGGTATAGTTATCACTTGGAGATTCTCAGCAGCAACAGCGGACGACTCCTTTATAACATTTAAAACAGTTCAATGAATTTACGATCTGGAATAGCTGGTTTTGTCGGTGGTTTAAAATACCGGATAAAAGGTTTTTTTAATGTTAGTTATTCAGTTACTAGCGCAGACGTAGAGCCAAATCAATCAAGTGTTGGTGTTTTATCGTTATTTAGTCAAGATGGGCAAGGCGTAAATAGTGAAATAAGCGCAACAGGTCAGGGTGTGGTATCATCTATAACAAGTTCAACAGGAATTCTAAGTATGATAAACACTTCAGGTAAGGGTGTAGATAGCCCAATAGACAATACAGGACAAGGCGTGGAGTCACTGATATGAGCTTCAGAATAGGCGAGAGTGGGGCCAATAAAATATTAAGGGTTGCTGCTGGGTTTGATATGTCATCGAATACAGAGTTAACTTTAGATTTCACACTGCCAGACGGCACAACAACCACAAAGGTTAAAGCCGATGGGGTATCGTTAGGAACTAGCCCTGTAACTGATCCAGATGTTGGGCTATTAGCCGCAAATGAATATGTGGAATTTCCTATATCAGTAGGATTCCATTCGCAAGAAGGGGGGTGGAATGTGTATCTAACTTATACTAATGACGCATCCACTCCCGATGATGTGTTTATTGGGTTATGTGCTGAATACACTGTTTTGGGTGTGGATTGTAGCTGATAATCAGTAAACGGGTGAGAGCCTCACCCATAAACCTAATCAATTAACGTATGTGAGGTACGAAAATGACTAATAAAGATTCTACATTAACTCAGGAACATGTAAAGAAGCTTTTTGATTATAACGAAACCACGGGAGAGTTAATAAGAAAGTATTCGCCTTCAAATAGTGTAAAGACTGGTGATGTAGCTGGTAGCAAATGGGAATCAAAACATACTAATTATTACCATATTAACGCTAAAGGGAAAAAGTATTTAGCCCACAGATTAATATGGTTATACATGACGGGGGAATTCCCTAAAAACGATGTCGACCATATTGATGGTAATGGGTTAAATAATAAATGGAATAATTTAAGGTCTGTTACTAGGCAGGAAAATATGCAAAATTCAACATTAAGAAGTGATAACACTTCGGGTCATGTTGGGGTGACGAGAAATAAAAGGGACAGAAAATGGATGGCGTATATAAGTCATAATCAAAAAATGTTTAATTTAGGTAGTTATATTGATATAAGTGAGGCTATACAGGTAAGGAAAATAGCAGAAAAAAAGTATATGTTCCATGAGCTGCATGGGACAGTTAAGCAATGTAAACAGTGAATAACTTCTAGGAGAATCACGCAATGAATAATGAAATAATGGGGTGTGAATAATGCCAGCCCCAGTAGGGAATCAATTTTGGTTAGCTAGAAGTAAAAGCGGAAGAAATCCTATATTTAATAACCCCAATGAATTATGGGAGTCATGCTTAGAATATTTTCAATGGGTAGAAGATAACCCTCTTAAAGAACAGAAAGCTACACAGTTCCAAGGTGAGTTTATTTATGGTGAAGTAAATAAAATGCGAGCTATGACTATTATTGGTTTATGTTTGTTCCTTGATATAGATCAATCAACATGGAAAAACTACAGAGAAAAAAAAGATTTTTTCCGAGTCACAAAGAACGCAGAAAATATTATCTACAATCAGAAGTTTGTAGGGGCTAGTGCTGACATGTTAAATGCTAATATTATTGCTCGTGATTTAGGGCTTAGTGATAAGACATAAAACAGAAGCGGAGCTAAATGCTATCATTAACGGAACGGCGTAATCTTGAAATAAAAGTTCAGGCAGTTATAGAGCTTAGAAAGCGCAAATCGTTAAACAAGACGGTATTCGGAATAGTTAGCCCTACCGAGGGGTTAATAAAATCCTTAACAAAGAAAGGTAACAAATGGATAGAGGTTGAAAGCGAGCCTGATATCTATATTGCAGAGAAGCTAGAGCCGGTACTCAAAACAAATAAGAGGTTTATAATAATAATAGGTGGTCGTGGTAGCACTAAATCTGTCGGTGTGGTTGATATTTGTATAGTTTGCGTGAATTCCAATCCTCAATAAAAAACTCTGTACATAGTTTAATAAAATCAGAGATAAACAGATTTAAATTTAGCGGGTTTGATGTCCTTAATCAGTCGATAGGGTTTAAAGATAACCAGGCTTTTGAGTTTGCTGGCCTTGCAAGGAATATAGATTCTGTTAAATCAACTCATGGTTTTAAACGGTTCACAATTGAGGAAGCTCAGTTTATTACTCAGTCATCATTAGATGCGCTTACGCCAACAATAAGGAAAGCTCCTAGAAACGGGCTGCCGTTAAAATTCTGTGACAGTAGTGAGTTAGACATAGAATCTCACCCCGACATGGATAACGTGTCGATGATATTTATTGCTAATCCTGGATCAAGCGCAGACCCTTTTAGTAAGCGTTTTATAGAGCCATTCAAACGAGAGCTTGATAAAAATGGAATTTATGAGGATGAATTACACTTAGTTGTAAAAATTAATTATATAGATAACCCTTGGCATGAAGACTCAGGACTAGAAGATGAAAGAATATGGGATCATAAATACAGGTCAAGGGCTTACTATGATCATAGGTGGTTGGGAGAGTATAATGATTCGGTTGAAAACTCTATTATAAAACCAGAGTGGTTCGATGCTGCTTTAGATGCCCATTTATTACCTAACCTGATAAAAGTATTTAAACCTCATGGCGCTGTAATTGCTTCTCATGACCCTTCTGGTGAAGGGGCTGATGATAAAGGATTCGCTATAAGGCATGGTTCAATAATAAAAAGCGTTAAATCTAAATCAACAGGCGAGGTTGATGAAGGTTGTGACTGGGCAACAACAGAGGCTATAAATAATAGTGCTGATTGGTTTGTATGGGACGGTGACGGCATGGGAGCAGGGCTTAAACGTAATGTTGCTATAAATCTAGAAGGAAAGCATATTAAGTATTATATGTTTAGAGGGTCATTATCAGGATCAGGGCAAGATAATGCAGATAAAATATATCAACCTCAACACGGTGATAAAGACGGCAACCCGAAAACATACGCTGACACATTCAAAAACAACCGGTCACAATACTATTCTGAGTTATCAACGCGATTTTATAATACTTACAGATGTGTGGTTAAAGGTGAGTATGTTAATCCTGATGAAATGATAAGTTTATCAACCGAGGGTATTGAAGATGTGCAGGTATTAAGGTCTGAATTATGTCGCATACCATTAAAAGATAAGTATCAATCTAATGGGCTAATACAAATAATGAGCAAAAAAGATATGAAGTCAAATGACATAGAATCGCCAAACTTGGGCGATAGTGTTATGATGTCATTGTTTAAACCTATCATAAAACCAGTAATGAAACCTTTAGACTATCCAAAGATGAGCGTGACATAATGCCACAAATGACTGAATTGGTTCTAAATAATGAACTAGATAAGCTAACGAATGATGCAACGGGTAATAACTCTACGTTTATCAAAGAGAACGAAGAGCTTCTAGATAGATACGAAGGCAATCCATACGGTGACGAATTACCGGAACAGTCAAAGGTAATATCTAACGATGTGATGGATGTTGTCGAGGCTGATATGCCTAGCTTAGCCCGTATATTCTTAGGTGCTGGCGAGGTGTTTAAGTTCAAACCTACATCAACAAAAGAAGATAACGTAAAAGAAGCTGACGAAAAGACAAAGTATGTTAACTGGCAAGTAAGAGGCCAGCCTTGGTCGTTCTCTGTATTACATGGATTTATTAAGAATGCTTTAATGCAAAAAATATCTGTAGTTAAGTATTTCATGGAAGAAACAACAGAGATAGAAGAGCATAAGAAAACAGGATTAAGCAATGAAGAGTTAGCGGTATTCGAAAAAAGCCTTGAAGGTGAGGATGTTAAAAGTATTAAGATAGTCAGGGAAGAAGAAGGTGACGAAGAAAACACAGTAGTCGTTAAGGTTGAACGTACTGTTAAATGTGTAAAAATCGCAGACGTTAAGCTTGAGAATTTCAGGCTAACCAAAAACGCAGAGTCAAAAGATTCAGCCGGCATAGTCGGCGATGTGTCAATCATGACCAGAGGCGAGCTACTGGCGTTAGACTTCAAGAAAGAATTAATCAGCAATATCCCTTTGGCTGGCACGATTACAGAAAATACCAGATTACCAGCTATCAGAGATGAACAGGAAGGTGGCACAGATAATCCAGCATCACTAGATAACTGGGCGAGTGAAGAGGTAGAGATTGAAGACCTTTACCCAATGATTGACTTTGATGGTGATGGTATAGCAGAACGTAGGCGTATCATGCGTGGCGGAGACGTTATTCTGATAAATGAAGTATTTAATCATGTACCTTATGCGATTAATACATCAATTCTTATGCCCCATAAAGCAGTAGGGAAGGCGCGTTCAGAGATAACAGCACCAACTGCAAAGGTTAAAACCGCTGTACTCCGTGGTGTGATGAATAATATATACGCTGTTAATAATCCACGAATAGCTGCTAATGAAAACGTACACATGGATGATTTGTTAGTACTGCGTCCTAACGGTGTTTTAAGGACTAAAGGAGAAACGAACCCAGGTCAAAACATGTTCCCTGTCGAAGTTCCCTATATCGGTGACAAGGCTTTACAGGTAATTCAATACTTAGACCAAGCTAGAGCGCAGACAACAGGTTCACTAATGGCCTCACAAGGTCTCAATGCTGATGACTTAGGCAAAGAGACGGCAACAAGGTTTGAAGGTGTGCAAGATGCATCTAAGGGCAAGGTTGAACTGGTTGCGCGGGTAATGGCTGAGACTGGGTTCAGAGAATTGTTTGAGGGTATCGCGTGGATAGACTCAAACTTCCAAAACTCAGCGGTTGAAATTGAAATACTAGGTAAAGAATTATCAGTTAATCCGAGCGACTGGAAATTCAAGCAACATATTGTTTCCAAGGTAGGGTTAGGCGCTGGCGATGATGAACAAGAATTGCAAACTATGTCGGCTATGTGGGGTTTACACAGAGAGCTTCAGGCTAATAACTCGCCTATGACTGACGAAGTCAAACGATACAATATAGTAAAAAGGATGGTTAACGCTTCTGGTTCTTCTGATGTGTCAGAGTTCTTTAATGACCCTGAAGTTGAAGAAGATATGATTCTTGCTGAGAATGAGATATTAAAGAAATTAGTTCCACAGCTACAGGAGCAATTGCAGTTAACGGCTAATCCTCTTAAAGAGGCTGAAGAGATAAAAGCTCAAGCAAGTTTAATAAAAGCACAAGGCCAAGCGAGTCTTGATGTAGCCCAAATGCAAGAAGATCAGCGCCAGTTCAATATACAAACCGCACAAAAACAAGATCAATTTAACAAGGATTTAGCGGCTAAAATAACAGAACTTGAATTGAAGTTTAAAACTGACATTAATGGTGGATTATGAATAAAGAACAAAAAGAGCAGTTAGATAGAGAGATATCCTTTGCAAATATGGGTAAAGAGGTTGTTAATAATGAAGCTTATAAACAAGCTATAACAATCAGAAAGGCGCAGATATTCGATGTCTTCTGTAAGACCTCACAAGATCAAACAGACGTAAGGGAAGAAGCGTGGCGGACTATGAAAAACATGGATGCGCTAGAACAATATTTCACAACAATTCTGACTACGGGCAAAATGTCAGAAAGTATGCTAGAATCTATCAAAGATGAATAATCAATAGATAAAACCTATAGGAATAAGACAAATGACAGATAATCCAGTATTGGAACCTGCTGAAAAGTTTTATGGTAAAACCGGTGATTCGGAGCCTACAAAGCCAACTGATGAAACCGTTACAAAACAGGTTGAAGAGCCTGAACAGGAAGTTGAAAAACTAGATACACCTGAGAAATCAGAAGAGATTGAACCAGAAGACAGTGAAAAGGAATCTTTATACCTCGATTTAGATGGTACAGAGACAAGCCTTGAAGATGTCCGAAAGTGGCGAGATGGCCACATGATGCAATCTGATTACACGAAGAAGACCACAACTCTGTCTGATGAGCGTAAAACCTTTGAATCAGAGCGTGATACTACTCGTGAAGATCTGCTGAAATCGAAAGCTGAAGTTTCTGAACTACGCGATACATTACAAGCGTTAGTACAGGAAGATGATGTAATCAATTGGGCAGAGCTGAAAGTTGATGACCCTGACAGGTATATTGAACTTAAAGAAAAGGCGGATAGCCGTAAAACTGCAATCGATAAGATTAAAGCAGAACGCAATACGCCATTAGATGATCCGGCATTAATTGCTGACGAACAAGGGAAGCTATTTAAAGCTAATCCTGAGTGGTTGGACGATGACAAGAAGCCGACAGAAGCATTTAAGGCTGATACTAAGCTAATGAATGATTATGTTGCTAGTGCTGGATTTACTGACGATGAGTTTAATAACTTAACTCGTTCTCATCATCTTATTACTATTTTGAAGGCGGCTAAATATGACAAGCTGCAAGAAAAAGGACGTAAGATTAAAGAGGACAGAGAGAAAGTACCTATTGTGTTGAAGCCTAAAGCAAAAAGCACATCTCACCCTAAATCGGCTGCTGATGTATTTTATGGAACGTAACGGAGTAATTTAAAATGGCTACAAT